TGAACTTAAAAAAATGAAGTCTTATAACAAAAAAACAAAATAAAAATCCAGAATATTTTGAATAATATGCAGTAGTTGGAAATGCTACAAAATACCTAACTAGTCCCAAAAGCTAAATTTAAGGATTAGTTAGGTATTTATAACAAAAAGTACAAGAGGTGTAAAAATGAAAATAAAAAAAGAGTATTTTGACAAAGTGGAAAATACATTAAAAATATTAGGAGATAAATATAGAAAGTTAAGAGTATTAAAAAAAGAAATAGCAATTCTTAAACACAAAGAAAACTATAGAGAAATTAATTTCGAAGAATTAGGGTTTAAAGTACAAAAAAGTGTAAAAGGTATAGATGACATGGTTGTAGCAATAGAGGATGCTATCTACAACAAAGAAACTGAAATTGAAATTATAGAGCGAAAGCTAGAGTTTTATAATATTTATTTAAAAGAGCTATCAGAGGTAGAACAAAAAATTATAGAACTAGTATACTTTTATAGCTGGGATGGGAGAATGTCTATTACAAAAATAGCAATGGAATTAAATTATGATAGAAGCAGTTTTTATAACAAAAAAGCTATTGCTATTAATAAAATAGCTTTAATGATATATGGTGATGAAGCTTTAGAGTAAACAATATTTCTACAAAAAAAGACTGTTTTTATACTTCGTTTCTAAAGAAAACATGTTAGAATTGTATCATAGAAAAAAGTGTACATTGACAACTGAATATTCCTCGAAAACTATAGCCTAATTTTTTTAGGCTTTTTTTATTCTCTTTTGGAAGGGGGGATTTTGATTAGGAGTAAAAAAAGCATCAAAGCCTATCAAGCGTACGCAAGAAGTGCTAGATATTCAAGATTATCTAAGATATAAAAGTTATAGAAACTATGTAATTTTTATGCTAGGGATAACAACAGGATATAGAGCAGGAGATTTAGTTAAACTAAAAGTTAGAGATGTAAAAGAAGCTTTAAGAAGACAAGAATTTACCATAATGGAAGGTAAAAAAGTTAATAGTAAAAACATTAGGGAAAAGAACAGGAAGCCTCGAACGGTTGAAGTAAGACCTAAAATTGCACAAATATTAAAGAAATATATAAAAGATAAACATGACTATGAATATATGTTTCCATCAAGGAAAAAAAAATATCCTCATATTGGTGTTGAAGCTGTTAGCAAAGCATTAAAAGAAGCAGGAGAATATTTTGGGTTATGTGATATAACAGCACATAGTATGAGGAAAACTTATGCTTATAAAATTTATATTGATAGCGGAAAAGATATTGTTGCAGTTAAAGAATTGTTGGGTCACTCTTCTATAGAAGAAACAAAAATGTATTTAGGTTTAGATAAAGAATTGTATCATCATTACAGTGAGTCATTAGACGACTTTGTAAGGTGATATTTTTTTATTTGTCTGTTTGAATGTCTAAAAATTTGGTGTAGTGATATTCAAGGTATCAAAATCGCTATATAAGAAGTAAGAAAAAAATAGATTGAATGTCTGATTCTCTAAGAAAATAAGACGTTCAAATGAAGAAATACGAACTATATTTAATTAGTTTTTAATAATGTTCGTATAGAAAAAGAGGTGTTTTATGAAGAAAATAGAGTTGGATGATAAAGAGATTAAACTGATTATTTCAGCATTAGATTTAAAAGTTTCTCGCAACTTAGGCAAAGCTTATAAAAACTTCCCATATGCTTTTGATGAAAAAGAAGAGTATAAGAGGGATGTGGCAACTATGGAGCTTTTGATTGATAAGTTTTTAAGTAAGCTTAATGAGGTAGAGTGTGAGGGAGTGCTTATATAATGGCTAGAGAGTTTAGTCGAAGCTTTTATAATAGCAAAGCTTGGAAGGAGTGTAGGCAATCAATTATTAAGAAATATCTAGGCTTGTGTGCTGAGTGTGGGAAGCTAGGAGAAGAAGTGCATCATATAAAATATTTAACTCCTGCTAATATACATGATGTTGAGATAACTTTAGGTGAGGAGAATTTAATATTGCTATGTAAAGACTGTCATAGTAAAAAACATAAGAGTAAGAAAGACATTACTAGAACAGGGTTAAAATTTAATGAAAAAGGGGAATTGATTTCGATTTAGAAAAAAATAGTATATCCCCCCTTAAAAACGACCCTGGGGGCTGATTTCAAATACCGATGTCCCCACATCAATTTTCCTCCGCATGAAAAAATCAGAATGGGAGGGGGGTTATTTAAAATAATTTACGAACAATTAGAGAAAGAAAAAAAGATAAAACAAGAGGTAAGCAGATTAAAGAAAAACTATAAAGATTTAGAAAAAGAAAAAGTTAAAATTTTAGATGGGCTAATAAATGAAGCAGCTTTTTTAAAAATATCTTTAGAAGGGACTAGGGAAATTTTGACAAAAGAAGGTTTGACTGAAATTTTTAAACAAGGTAAGCAGGAATTTGAAAGAGAGAGGCTTCAAGTTAAAATATATTTAAATTTTATGAAGCTTTACTCTAGTGTTATGAAACAACTGATTGATATTATTCCAAGCGACAAAAAGCAGGAGGAAGAGGACAAACTTATTGAGTTTATGAAAAAAGGTAGACTTCAAAAATGACATACATTGAAGAGTATTATCAAAAAATATTAAGTGGAGAAATAATTGCTTGTAGCAGGATTAAGCAGGTATATAAAAAACTTGTTCAAGACTTATATAATCCAAAGGATAATTGGGTGTTTGATGAAGAACTTGCGAATAGACCTATCGAGTTTATAGAGACGTTTTGCAAACAAGCACAAGGGAAATTAGGGGAGCCTTTGAGGCTTGAATTATTTCAGAAAGCTAAACATCAAGCTGTGTTCGGTTTTGTTGATAAAGAGACTGGGTTTAGAAAATATCAAGAAGTACTTGATATTCGAGGTCGTAAAAATGGTAAGACTACAGAATTGGCAGCAGATGAATTATTTATGTTAATTGCAGACAATGAAGGGTCGCCAGAGGTTTACAATATAGCAACTAAATATGAGCAAGCACAAAAAGGGTTTAAAGAGTGCTATAAAATGGTACAGCAATCTAAAATTTTATCTAAGCATATTAAAAAAAGAAAGTCAGACCTCTATTTCCATGCTAATTATGGTTTTTTGCAGGCACTCGCAAGCAATAGTAATGGACTTGATGGATTAAACTCACACATGGTAACAATAGATGAATTGGCAGCTATAAAAAACAGAGATATTTACGACTTAATGAAGCAATCTATGGGTGCAAGAAATCAACCTCTTTTAAACTGTATAACTACAAATGGTTTTGTCAGAGAGGGCATTTTTGATGCGCAATATGAGTATGCTTGCAATGTCTTGGATGGAAAAATAAAAGATGATAGGTTTATAGCTTTTATTTATGAGCTAGATGACAAAGATGAATGGGATAGAGAAGAATGTTGGATAAAAGCCAACCCAGGTTTAGGCACTATAAAAAAATTTGATTTTTTAAGAGATTGTGTTAATAAAGCTAAAACAGACCTAAGTTTTAAACCTACCGTTATGGTGAAAGATTTTAATATGAAAGAAAATTCTGCTACTGCTTGGTTGAGGTGGGATGAGTTAAACAATGAAACTAAATTTAATGTAGATGAAATGGGATTTAGATATGGCATAGGATGTTTTGATTTAGCTGAAACTACAGACCTTGCATCTGCTAAAGTTTTATTAAGGAAAAGACATGATGATAATATTTATACGCTTTCTATGTATTGGGTTCCGTCTGAACGATTAGAGCAAAAAGTTGATGAAGATAAAATTCCATACGATTTGTGGGAAAAACAAGGTTTGTTAAGGGTATGTGAGGGAAATAAAATAAATCCATACGACATTTTATTATGGTTTAGAGAAATTAGGGAAGAATACGATATTTATATTTCTTGGATTGGATACGACCCTTGGCATGTTGATTCAAGTTTACTTTTAGCTTATGAAAATGAGTTCGGAAAGGATGCAATGATTAAAGTTAGGCAAGGAGTTTATACACTATCAGCTCCTATGAAGGAGCTACGGGCAGATTTAAAAGCTAATAAAGTTATTTATAATAATAACCCTATCGATAAATGGTGTCTTAGCAATATAGAAATAAAAACAGATATAAATGGAAATATACAGCCAATAAAAGGTATGGACAGAAGACGACGCATTGATGGAGGTGTCACTTTAATTATAGGCTATGTTGTTCTAAAAGAAAAAATGTCAGAATATGAAAACATGATTTAAGTAAGGGGGTGAAAAATGAACATATTTAAATCTAAGAAGAAAAATAAAGAAGCTCCTGAAAGAATTGTAATGGAACTCATTTCAGATTTGGGAAACGGGTTTTATAGTTGGCATGGCAATTTATATAGAAGCGATATTGTAAGAAGTATTATACGACCGAAGGCTAAAGCTGTTGGGAAAATGGCAGCTAAACATATTAGAAGTAATGAGACTGAATTTAAAACTAATCCAGAGCCTTACATTAAATTTTTGCTTGAAAATCCGAACCCATTTATGAGTGGGCAAATACTTCAAGAGAAGATGGTTACTCAATTAGAGCTTAATAGCAATGCTTTTGCTGTGATTATTAAAGATGATGATAATATACCAACTCAAATTTACCCTTTGAATGCTTTAAATTTTGAAGCTATTTATGAAGATAGAGTTTTGTTTTTAAAATTCTTACTTAGAAATGGAAAAGTAGTTACCTATCCATATTCGAACATAATCCATTTAAGAAAAGATTTTAACGAAAATGATTTATTTGGAACGCCTCCAACTAAAGTACTTAAAGCGCTTATGGAAGTTGTAAATACAACAGACCAGGGAGTCGTGAAGGCTATTAAAAACAGCAACACAATCAAATGGTTATTAAAATTTAAAACATCACTTCGACCTGACGATATTAAAAAAGAGGTCAAAGAGTTTGAAAAAAATTACTTACAAATAGACTCGGAAGCAGGCGGAGCTGCCGCAACTGATTCAAAATATGATGCTGAACAGGTTAAAGCTGAGAGTTATGTTCCTAACGCCGCACAGATGGACAAAACTACACAAAGATTATATTCGTTTTTTAATACAAATGAGAAAATAATTCAAAGTAAATATACCGAAGACGAATGGAATGCTTATTATGAGTCTGAAATTGAGCCAGTAGGATTGCAACTATCTAAAGAATATACGCAAAAATTATTTACTAGAAAAGAAAGAAGTTTTGGAAATGAAATTATTTTTGAAGCTTCTAATTTACAGTATGCAAGTATGTCTACTAAATTGAATTTGGTTCAAATGGTTGATAGGGGTTCGCTTGCTCCGAACGAATGGCGTAAGATAATGAACCTTTCGCCAATAGAGGGCGGAGACAAGCCAGTTCGCCGATTAGATACTGCTATTGTGGAAGGGGGTGATTAAATTAAATGGCTAGTGATAATTTGAAAGAATTTTTAAAAGTTAAAAACTCTACAGAAACAAATGCAGATTTGTTTTTCTATGGTGATATTGTCTGTGATGAGTGGGATGCCTGGACAGAAGAAGACCAGTATCCACTTGCAATAAAAGATTTTTTAGCACAAGAACAGGGAAAAGATTTAAATATTTATATCAATTCCGGTGGTGGTTCTGTATTTGCAGGTATGGCAATATATAATATGCTAAAAAGGCACGAAGGATTTAAAACTGTTTATGTAGATGGTATTGCAGCGAGTATTGCGAGTGTTATAGCTTTAGCAGGTGATAGAGTTGTAATCCCTCAAAATGCCTATTTTATGATTCATAAGCCTTGGATAGGTTTATGTGGTGCTTATAATTCAGATAAATTAATTAAGGCGGCAGAGGATTTAGACAGAATAGAGGAAGGTATTTTAAATGTATATCAAGATAACTTAAAAGAAGAAATTGATATTGAAGAAATAAAAGAAAAGCTAAGTGAAGAAACTTGGTTTACTGGTAAAGAAGCATCAAATTATTTTAATTTTGAAGTTGATGAGAAAAAAGAGGTTGCTGCTTGCGTGAGCGATTATTTTGATAAGTATAATAAAGTACCTCATGCTTTAAAAAATAAAATAGATAAGACTAGTAATAAAAAAGAAAATAATAATAAAAAAAGAGTTCAACTGAAACTGAACTTGTTAAAATTAGGGGGTTTAAATGACTAGAGAAGAATATTTTAAGAAAAGACAAGAAATGATAGACGAGGCGCAAAAATTACTTGATGATGAAGTTGGGGAGGAAGGAACAGGAGAAGAAAAAACGGAAGAAGCTGAAAAAATAGCTAATAAAATAAAAGCTTTGGACGAGGAATATGAAAGAAATGTAAAAGCTAGGGCGAATTTAAGAGCGTTGCAGGACGATTTTAAAGTCAACCCTACTATTTTTAATTTAACTAATAACAAAGGTAAAATAGAAGGTATAGAAGACACAACTGTTAAGGATAAACAAGAACAATATAAAAATGCTTGGGCTAAAGATATGTTAGGAAAGCCGTTAAGTTCAGAAGAACAGGAAATATTTAATAGTATTAACGCAGAGTATAGAGCGGAAGTTCAAACAAGCGAAAATAATACTATTTTAATTCCTAAAACTGTAGCTTCGGGTATATGGAAAGAAATTGGTGACATGTATCCTTTGTTTGGGGATGCTTCTCCAACTTTTGTAGCAGGTGATTTGACGATTATAGCGGAAGAAGACGGTGGTGATGATGCTGCGTGGTATGATGAAGAAACAGAAGTTAAAGAGGACGGTTATAAACTAAAAGAAATAACTTTAAGAGGTTGTGAGCTTGCCAAGGATATAACTGTATCGTGGAAATTGAAAAAAATGAGTATTGATGAATTTGTTCCATATATAACTAGTCTTTTAGCTGAAAAAATGGGAGCAGCATTAGCAAAAGCTATTGTAGATGGAAAAGGAAAACCAGGGGAAAGTGATTCTTTTAAACCCCAACCACTTGGAATAAAAACTGCTTTAGCAAAAGAAACTAGTAAGGCGCAAATAATAGAATATGTTGACAAGATAGCTTATACAGATATAACAAAATTAATGGCTGTTTTGAAAAAATGGAGTAATGGAGCTTGTATTTATGCTAATAGTACGACGATATGGACGCAATTAGCGGAAATATTAGACACAACAGGAAAACCGATTTTTATCCCTGATGCTGTAAATAGTGATGGGGTTGGAAGAATGTTTGGTAGAGCTGTTAAAATGGATGATAGCATGGCAGATGGCGAGATTCTTGCTGGAAATATAGCAAAAGGTTATGCGATAAATATAAATGAGAATGTAACTTTATATACAGATGAACATGTAAAAAGTAGAAAAACAGATTATTTAACTTATTCATTAGTTGATGGCAATGTTATAAGTAATAAAGCTTTTGGTATGATAGTTAAAAAAACTAGTGCAGTTGCGAAGTAGGTGTTTTGAATGATTGTATCATTAGAAGAAATAAAAGAATATTTGAGATTAGAGGCAGATTATAAAGAAGATGATAATCTGCTTTTGTCTTTTCTGAAAGCAGCAGAGGAGGATTTGGAAAATCGAACAGGAAAAGTTTTTAATGAAACTAACAAATCTGAACTTGTTAGTTTGTATGTAAAAATGTATGTTGCAGAGCAATATGAAAAAAGAGGTGCAACAGAAAGTAATAGCGAAAAAGTTAGATTTGTTTTAGAAAGTATAATATCTCAAATTTCTATATGTAGTAGGTACTAAAATGAATGTTGGAAAATTAACTCAGAGAATAGAAATACAAATTTATGGAGAAATTGAAAACGACATAGGAGAAATTACAAAAGGATGGTCTACGTATAAAAAACTTTGGGCTAACAAATCGTTGCTTAGAAATAGTAATAATTATGTGTTAGATAAAGAAAATATAGAGTATTCTTACAGATTTAAAATAAGATATAGAACTGATATAACAGAAGCTATGAGAATAGTTTGTAATGATATTATCTATGATATAAAGCATGTAAATAATATAAAAGAGCTAAATAAATATGAAACAAATATTGATTGTATTCTTTATAAAGAAGGTGTTTACAATGAGTAATACAGATTTTAATATGAATGGATTAGATGATTATACAAATAAACTATTTAAGCGTATTGTAAAAGAATACCCCAAAAAAGCTGAAAAGCTTATGAATATCAGCTTAGGAAAATGCAAAGGAGAAGCTATTGCAAGAACTCCGAGGGCAGATAAAAAGCCTAAAAAATATAAAAGAGCTAAGCACATGAAGGATAATTGGAAAACTAAAGTGCAGTCTAAAAATGGGAATTTTGTAGGGGTTTTGAAAAATGATTCTCCACATGCACATCTAATAGAAAATGGCTGGGTGACAAAAAATGGGGGATATGTTGAAGGAACACATATGTTGCAACAAACCATGGAGCATCAAAGGGCAAAAATCGATAAAAGAATAGAAAAAATGGTTGACGAAACCTTTAATCTTTAGAGGGGGTAAGAGTGTTAAAAATTGTTTCTGTAAAAAAAGCTATAGTTGAAAAGCTTAAGTCTTTAAATATAAAAATAGTAGCAAATGAAATAAGAAGCGGGTTTGAAAAGCCTGCTTTTTTTATTCAAATTATTCCTATTGAAATGGCTAGCGACCCAAGTTTTTCAAATAGTACATTACTTGTTAATATACATTATTTTTCTAAAGAAAAGACAGAATTAGAAAATTTAAAAATGATTGATAAGCTTAATATATTATTTCAAGATTGTATTCTAGAAATTGATGTGGGCGAATTGACTATAGAAGAAAAAAGTGTAGAAATATATGAGAATGTTTTACAATACAAATTTAATTTGCAAGTAGTTGAAATTATAGAAGAAGACGAAAGCAAGTATGAGTTTATGGAAGAGCTTGAAATGAATATTTAAAAAAGGAGGTTTTATTTTGGGATTACCAAGTGCGATAATTGAGTTTCAAAGACGTTCAAGGACTGTTAAATTTAGAAGTCGAAGAGGTATTGTAGCTTTAATACTTAAAGATTCAACAGCTATAAAGAAATCTTATTCTATCGATTTCTTAACGGATATAAACGAAACTGAATTTACAAAAGAAAATTATGATTATATAAGGCTTGCATTTTTAGGAAAACCTAGCAAGGTTATTATTGAAGTTATCAATGATTCAGCTGATTCTAAAAGGACTTTAGATGATGCTTTGAAAGCTTTAAGGGAGAATAAATTTAACTATTTAGCTATTCCTTGGGTAAGTGAAGATGCTGACAAAACTAAAATAGTTAATTGGATAAAGACATCTAGAAGGGAAAAAGAGATATACAAAGCTGTGCTGCCAAGCGTTGCTAATGCTAACGAGAAGGCGATTATAAACTTTTCAACAGCAGGAATAAAAGTTGGCGAAAAAGCTTATACAACAGCAGAATACACAACTAGAATTGCAGGCATTTTGGCGGGCATATCACTTTCAGAAAGCTGCACATATTTTGTTTTAGATGAAGTTACAGAGATAGAACCTACTGAAAATCCTGACGAAGCTGTAGACGAAGGAAAACTAATTTTAATAAATAATAATGGAATAAGGATAGCCAGGGGTGTGAACTCTTTAGTAACTTTAAGTAAAGAAGATACAGAAGACTTAAAGAAAATAAAAATAGTTGAAGCTATTGACATGATACAGGACGATATTCTTCAAACCTGGAATGAGAATTACGTTGGAAAAGTAACTAACAAATATGATAATAAAGTATTGTTTCTATCTGCTATAAACAATTATTTTAAAGAGTTACAGCGTGATGAAGTTCTTGATAATAGTCAAGAAGCTTATGCGCAGATAGATATAGAAGCGCATAAAAAATATCTGAAAGAAGCGGGAATTGATTATAGTGAAATGACTGAACAGCAAATAAAAGAAGCTAATACGGGTTCTTATGTTTTTATAGAAGGAAACATTACTGTTACTGACGCCATGGAGGACTTGAAATTTAAAATATATATGTAAAGAAGGTGAGTAGATGGGCAAGGAAAATGTCGTAGGAAGTAGTCAAATTTCCGGCACATGGGGAAAACTTTGGTGGGACGGAACTTTAATCGCTGAGGTGCTTAGCTTTGAAGCTAAAGTTACAGCAAATAGAGAAGAAGTTCAATTTGGAATGAGTAAAGATTCTAAAATAACATCACTAAGCGGTGAAGGAACTATAAAGCTTGGAAAAGTATATTCAAGAGGAAAGAAGAAATTGCTAGAAGCTTGGAAGAATGGAGAAGACCCACGGAGCACACTTACAAGTAAGGTAAAAGACCCTGGAACACCTGGAAAACAAGCAGAAACAGTCACAATTAACAACGTGTGGTTTAATGAACTAGCTTTATCACAGTTTGAAAAGGGCGGAAAAATCGAAGAAGAGCTAAGCTTTGGATTTACACCAAACGATTCAGACGTGATGGACGAAATAGACGAAATTTAAAGGATAGTTTTTACTATCCTTTTTTTATATAATAGGAGGATTTTAAAATGGATAATAAAAAAGAAATGGTAACAATAGAGGATATTTTAAGAAGAAAAGAATATTTTGCAAAGAAAAGTGAAGAAACCAAGCAATTATATATTCCTTCGCTTGATGGAAATATAGAGATTTCAAAGCCGGACAGGATGTTGTGTCTTGATGCAATAGAAATGGAAGACGCAGTCGAAGGAGATAAATATTTTGTATATGAAATTGTTAAAAGTCCGAATTTAAAGAGCGAAAAATTGCATGCTGAATTTGGATGTAAAGATAACCCACTTGATATAGTCGATGTATTATTTGAAGCAGGTGAAATTACTGATATTGTCAAGATTGCAACAAAATTCGCAGGGTTTGGGGTTGTAGAGGAAATAGAAGACTTAAAAAACTAATTAAAAGCGATGTGGAAATGCAAATGATTAGTCATTATCTAGAAAAAGGTGTTGATTTAGATAAATTAACTAATTTATCTATGATAGAAAGAAATTTTCGCATCGCTTGCATGTTATATGAAGAAGAAGAAAAAATAAAACTTATTTCTGAGCTAATAGGTGCTATGTTTGGAGGTGTAAAAAATGGCTAGAAGGCATATAGGTGCAGTTATATCTCTAAAAGACAATATGAGTGCGACCATGAGGGGAATTAGAAGAGAGCAAAAACAATTTCAAAACGAGGTTAGACGGACACGTAACGAGATGCGCTCGGCAAGTAGAGAGCGTATGCGCATAAGGATGGATGCAACTCCTGCACACAGGACTATACAAGATTTAAGGCGAAAACTTGCACCTCTTCGTACTAAACTTGTGAAAGCAGTTGTTATAAAAGATTTAGCGACTGAAAAGATAGAAAGAATAAAATCGAACGTAAAATCTTTTGGAAGATTTATTGCAAGACCTGCTATAAAGCTTAAAGACGAAACGAAAGGAATGATTGATAAAATAAAAAATCGACTTACTAGTTTATCAACTATAGTTCCAATTGGTGCTGCGGTTGGTGCTGCGGGTATGGCTGTTAAAAGTGGTATGGAACTAGAACAACAACAAATAAGTATGCGTCATTTTATGGGAGTTGGAAACAAGGGGAAATCTAGCAAAGAGCTTGACGGAATGAGCACAAACTATTTAAAAGATTTAAGAAATAATGCAAATGCGACACCATTTGAAACTGGAGAAGTCATATCAGCGGGAACTCGTTCTTTGCAAATAGCGGGTGGAAATACAAAAGATGCTATGCAAATGGTTAAACTAGCAGAGGACATGGCGGCACTAAATCCAGGCAAGACCGTTGGAGATGCTATGGAAGCACTTGCGGACATGAACATTGGAGAAATGGCAAGACTTACGGAGTTTGGAGTTAAGGCAAGCAGTACAGACGATCCAAAGGAAGTACAAAAGAAACTTGAAACAATGTATGCAGGAGGAGCAAATAAGCTTGCTGAAAGTGGTTCAGGGCTACTTTCTACGATAATGGGTAAGTTAAAGTCTAATATCGCAGATATTGGGCTTGGCATGTTAGAACCTCTTAAACCGGTTATGGCTGGTCTAATTGGATTTATAGACCAGGCAAGCCCTAAGATACTAGAAGTATGTACAAAAATAACGAGTGGTATAGGGATGGCGATTGGATGGATACAGCAACAAATGCCAACTTTAGCTCCAATTTTTCAAACAGCTTTTGGAGCTGTATCTTCGATTGTATCAACAGTTGTGCCGATAATCGGGCAAGTTATAAGTGCGTTAGCTCCGATTTTTATGGGATTACTTTCTGTTGCATCGTCTGTTTTATCAGGAATTGCCTCTGCTGTCAAAACTGTAGCTCCTGTTGTAAGCACTTTGATTTCTGGGTTTTCGCCAGTTTTTTCAAATGTTGGAAGTGCTTTAAAATCTATGGGTAAAATTTTTAAAAATATTTTTGATAGTGTTATGAAAATAGTTAAAAAAGCGTCTGATTTCATAAAACCATTGCTCAGTGGAATAATAGGTGCAACAAAAGGCATTAGTGATGGAGTTAGTTGGGTTGCTGGAAAACTGGCTGGAAATGCAACTGGAACGAAATATTGGTCGGGCGGACTTTCTGTCGTAGGTGAACATGGACCCGAACTTGTATCTATGCCGCGTGGTAGCAAGGTTTTTACAAATGCAGAAAGTAAGTCTATGATTAATAAAAGTATTCCTAACTTACGACAAGTGCAAGGTGGGAATACAAATTACAATATAACAATTCCTAAAATCGCTGAAACAGTAATCGTAAGAGAAGATGCTGACATTGAAAGAATAACATCAAGCTTAATAAAAAAAATACAAATGGCGAAAATGGGCGGTGTTGTTTAATGGAAATGTGGCTTAGACAATCGAATGATGCTTTTAGATTCCCAATACTTCCGACCTCTTTTGAAATAAGTGGAAGCATAAATACAAGCACAACAAATGTACTAAAGCTCGGAGAAGTAATTGTCTGTGGTGGTACAGGACTTAGAACAACAGAGATAAATAGTTTTTTTCCAAGTAAACAATATCATTTTTGCAATTATAAAGATTTTCCACAACCATATGATTGTGTAAATAAATTGAAAAAGTGGATGGAGCAGGGGTTAATTTTAAGGTATATAATAACTGAAACTGATGTGAATATGGAGGTTATTATTGAAAGCTTCAAACATGGCAAGCAGGATGGTACAAACGATGTTTACTTTACATTGAGTTTAAAAGAATATAAAAGAATACAGATACCTAAAGTAAGCATTAATAATGATGAAAGGTTATCTTCTGTAAAAGATGTGCCAATCACAAAAGGTTTTGAAACTAAAAAACAAAGAACTCATAAGGTAGGTAAAGGTGACAGTCTTTGGAGTTTGGCAAAAAAATATTATGGTAATGGGGATTTGTGGAAGAAGATTTATGATGCAAATAAAAAATTAATTAAAAATCCAGATATTATAAAAGATGGTTGGGTATTGGTAATTCCATAGGCTGGAGGTGATTTATAATTAACAATATAAAGTTAAAAGTACACATAAAAAATGGCAATATCTATGATATAACTGATATAGTAGAAAAAGTTACATGGTCAGGTGATTATAAGTCACCTTCCAGAACATTAGAATTTTCTATAGTACAATCCTCTTTTGATGTGAATTTTCAACAGATAGATATACCTATAGCTAGTACAGTTTGTTTTTATGTGGATGATAAAGAACTCTATAGAGGAATGATAATTAATAGGTCTAAAGACTCTAGTAATAATAGTATTAGTTTTGTATCTAAAGATATGGGATTCTTGTTAACGCAGAGTGAAGTGTCATATAACTTTAAAGATAAATTGGTTGAAGATATTGCAAAACAGGTATTTAATGACAATAAACTTGCAATTGGAAACATACCTAAGACTAATGTTAAATATACTAAGATGTTTATTGGTGTAACTGGTTATGACACTATAATGAGTGCATATACAGAAGCAAGTAAAACTACAAAGAAAAAGTATATGATAGAAGCCAATTTAGACAAGTTTAATGTTATTGAAAAAGGAATTGTTACACTAAATGTCATGTTTGAAGAAGGTTCTAATCTTATAAATACAAGCTTTTCAGAGAGCATGGAGAATGTAAAAAACAAGGTCTTAGTAGTAGACCAGTACGGCAACAAGATAAGTGAAAAGGTCAATGATGAGATTTTTAAGGACGTTGGAATAATAATGCAAAAGGTTATACAGCAACAAGAAAATCAAACAATAGATATAGATAGCGAGTTTAAGGGAATAGAGCAGACTTGCAATCTGAAAGGATATGGTGACGTAAGTTGCATAACTGGTAGAGGTGTAAAAGTTAAGGACAGCTATACAGGTCTTACAGGTCTATTTTATATAGACACAGATAAACACAACTGGGACAGTAATGGAAATTATGAAATAGACTTAGATTTAAATTTTCAAAATATTATGGATGAAAAGACAGCAGGACAAGACGAGCAAAAAGAAGAAAGTTCTGATTTGAATGGAGAAGGTACGCTAAATGGAAGAGAAGTAAAAGCAGAATTTACAGCTTATTATCCGTCTAATGACCCTATGGAGGGTGGTTATTATCAAGCTATGGATGGTAAAAGACTTGTACCTTCAAACAATACTTGTGCTGCACCTAGTAAACTTAAATTTAAAACAAAAATTCAAGCAAAATGTCCTGGAACTAAAATTGATGGTAAAACTTATACAGTAACAGACAGAGGAGGAGCGATTGGCTTAAAAAATGGAGTGTATAGAATAGATATATTAATGTCTAGTGAAAAAGAATGTAATGATTTTGGAAGAAGAAAAGGAACAATAATAATTGGAGATGGCACAGGCTATACAAATGCAACAGGAAAAGCTAAAGAATTGATAAGTATAGCAAAAAGCAAGCTAGGCTGTAAGTATGTTTGGGGAGCTACTGGTCCAAATACTTTTGATTGTAGTGGATTCACTCAATGGTGTTACAAAAAGATAGGTATAAACATTCCTAGAGTATCAAGAGGCCAAGGAAAAGCAGGTAAAGCAGTAAGTAAAGGAAGTTTACAACCAGGAGATTTAGTTTTCTTTTCTAGCAAAGGAGCAAATGGAACAATAGACCATGTTGGTATGTTTATTGGAAATGGAGAATTTATTCATTCTCCGCATACTGGTGATGTTGTAAAAATAAGTAAGTTAAGTGGTAGCTATTACACTAAAAATTATGTAACAGCTAGAAGATATTTATAAAAAGGTGGTGATATAGTGTCTGATCCAATAAATGAATTTATAGGAATAATAAGAGAGGAAGGAAAACATTACAATGAACCTTCTTTTTTTGTTGGAAAAATTAAAAGCAAATTACCAGATTTAAAAATAGAGATAAATAACATCGTATTAGAAAAAGAAGATATTTTGATAGATAGTTGGATGCTTGATAGACAGATAGAATCATTTGATACAGAAACAAATCAAGAACATCAACATGAAGTAAAAAATCCATTTATAGATACTTTTGAATCTGGAGACATAGTAATAATGTTCAAAATAGGTGATAAATTTGCTGTTGTAAGTAAGTTGGTGAGTTTATAATGAGTACAATATTTCCTTTTATAGGTGTCCCAGAAGATTATATCTTGCCTAAAACGGAAGAATTGCCAATCTTTCGTGAAGTGGCCTGGGATTTTGAAAAAGATGAACCTATTTTAGAAAATGGAGATTTTAAGATTATTGAAGGCAATGAAGCTATCAAAATTTGGGTGTATAAATGCATCAAAACAAATAGATATGAGCATGAAATTTATAGCTGGGGCTATGGAACTGAATTATCTGAACTTATTGGACAGAAATATAGTAAAGGACTTACAGAAAGTGAAGCTAGTAGATATATAAAAGAGGCTTTATTAGTTAATCAATATATATTAGATGTCAATATCAAGGATACAAAATTTACAGATGATTTATTAAGTGTAAATATAGAAATTTCGACGATTTATGGGGAGGTAGAAGTTAATGTATAGTAGTCAAACTTATGATGTCATTAAAAATAGAACTCTATCAAATATAGATTTAGATATCTATAAGGGTGAGGGTTCTTTTTTAAGTGATATGGTATCTCCAATCAGTACAGAACTCGCAAAATTCTATATAGAACTTTCATATCTTCATAAAAAAGCTTTTATTGAAGATAATTTTGATGATTTTCTTGATAAACGGGTAAATGAATTTGGAGTATACAGAAAACTAGGAACAGAAGCTACAGGAGAAGTGGTATTCGAGGGAAAAGCTGGAACAGTTATACCAAATGGAACAATTATATCTTACAATGAGTTATTATTCGTAGTAATTAAAGATATAGTAATTAGTTCGGAAATCGAACAAAATACAAGCCCCGTACAGGCTTTAGAAATTGGAATTAGATATAATATACCTGCAAGTACTGAATTTAAGCTACAAGACGAAATAAACGGTATAAGTAAAATATATAATAATTTAGACTTTAAAGGTGGTACAGAAATAGAAACAGACGAAGAATTAAAAGAGAGATTCTATAAAATCCAAAGAAATCAAGCTACAAGTGGAAATAAAGCTCACTATGAAGAATGGGCTTTAGAAGTTGAAGGAGTATATAACGCTAAAATCTATCCGAGATGGGATGGTCCAGGGACGGTAAAGGTATTAATATTTGGAGAAAATAATCAAGCTGTTGACACAGAAGTAATTGAAAGATGCAAAGAACATATTGAGGAAGAAATGCCAATAGGTCCTGCGTTAACCGTTTTAACTCCAAGCGTTTTAGATATAAGTATAAGTGCATCTATAAAATTAGAAGCGGGATATACATTAGATTTTGTAAAAGAAAGCTTCTTAGAGAGTATTAATAGTTATTTAATAAATGTTAATAAAGAAATAATTTACACTAAAGTAAGTGCAATACTTGCGTCTATTGAGGGTATACATGACTTTAGCAATTTACTGTTAAATAACAAAGCTGAAAATATAGTATTTGAAGAAGACAAAGTTCCAAGTGTTACGACCCTAGAGTTTAGTGAGGTGGTAGTTTAATGAAATTAATTGATAAGCTACCTTCTTTTTACAACAATAATGTTACTAGTAAAATACAAGAAGCTTATGACATAGAACTAGAAACACTTAGAGAAACTTATGACGATACTTTTGACCAGTTCTTTGTAGATACAGCAACATGGGGACTTGATTATTGGGAGAATATTTTATTTATTAAAAGTAGATTTGATTTAAGTATAGAAGATAGAAGAAGTAATATAAAAGCAAAGATGAGAGGTAAGGGGACAACTACAATAGAGGTTGTAAAAGCTATAGGAGAGGCTTACACAAAGACTAATGTTGATGTAGAAGTATTTAGCAATCTATTTAGTTTTACACTTAGTTTTATAACAAATGATTGTAGTTATAACACTATTTTAGAATTAGATAAGAAAATAGAAGAAATAAAACCTGCACACCTTGAACACAAATTCGAGAGGATATTATTTAATAAAAACGAGCTTTATACAGGTGCAGCAATTAGCACAGGAGAAACAGTTACAATATATCCTTATGTACCTAGAAATTTAGAAAGTTTTGGAGAAATAGCTATTTGTAGTGGAAATGATAGAGCATTAGAAAAAGTAACATTGTATCCTAAAAAATAGAAATGAGGTGATAAAATTGACAGAACAACAATATTTTACTCTAGTAACTGACATTGGTAAGGCAGCAATAGCAAATGCAAGTATTACAGGTGAAAAAGTAGATTTTGCAAAGATAAAAGTTGGAGATGGAGGAGGGAGTTCTTATACTCCAAATGAGAGTCAAACAGCACTAAAAAATGTGGTTTGGGAAAGTACACTTGAACATGCACAAGGAGATAAAGATAATCCTAACTGGGTAGTAATACAAAAATTCATACCTGGTGATGTTGGAGGATTTGAAATAAGAGAAGTTGGTCTATTTGATTCTAAAGACCAATTATTAGCGGTTTCTAGTTACCCAACAACATATAAACCTAAAGCAGATTCGGGGACTGTAAAAGAACTATTAATAAAAGTAATATTAGTTGTATCTAATGTGGCTAATATTAATCTAAAGGTAGACCCTACTGTTATACTTGCCACATTAAAAGATTTGCAGGACCTAGACTCTAAAATTGATACAACTAAAACAGAATTAACAAGCAACATAGAAACTACTAAAACAGAGCTAAATACAAAAATAGGAGATACAACACAACTTACTACGACAGATAAAACAAATATAGTTAGTGCATTAAATGAGGTGAAAACTAGTGTAGATAGTATAGAAACAACAGCAGATAAAACAAGTATAAAAGATACAGATAATTTATTTGAAAGTGATAATGTGGAGGGGGCATTAAAAGAAGTAAAAGTTAGTTTAGATAGCATGCAGATAACAGCAAAGAAAACAACTATAGAAGATATAGAAAATAATTTTACAAGTGACAATGTAGAAGATGCTTTAAAAGAATTAGCAATAAAGCAAAATTTATTAGATACAGAATTAAATGGTCAAAAGACAAGAGGAATATCAATAGCAAATACATTAACAGATATGTTTTTATAAGGAGAATTAATAATGGCAAAGTTAAATGAAAATAGTAGTTTGAAAGAAATAATGGATACTCTTGAAAATACTACAAAAGAAATAGAGGATAATAAAGTCATATATGATAATGCAATTACAATAGTTGATAAAAAAGCAAATTTTAATGACTCAACAAATGTTTTAAACATTCTTTATGATGATAGTTATATCTATGTATTAAAAGCATCAAAATTAGTAAAAACAGATTTAAATTTTAATGTTATTTTCTCAATAAGTTATTCTAATTTTGAATGTTTCTGTATTAGTGAAGATTATATTTATGCTTCTACAGCAGAAAACATATATCAAATTAATAAAACTACTGGAACTATTAATAAAACTATAGCTAATAATTTTGTTAATGATATGTGTTTTTATAATAATATTTTATATTGTTATAAGAGTAGTACAGCTACTATGATACTAATTAATGCTTCTTCAAATTTATTTAGTATAAACTTAACTAAAGATTGTGCTTCTCTTTCTATAAAAAGTTTTTCATCAAGTGGAAATATAAAAGTAAATAGTACAGGTATATATGTATTAGTACAAGATAGTTCTGACATAGCATCTATATATTTATTAAATCATAATTTAACTCAGAAAATTGCATCAGCAATTTTACGTGATAGTAATGCAGGACGTAAAATTATGTTGTTAAATAATGGAGTTTATGTATCGTGTAATAGGGGAGTTATGGGTTATCCAGGAGAAGGTTATTTTAATAAATATACTTCAAACTTAAGTTTACAAATAAAATTGTCTGACAGCAAATATGGAAACTTAGTGGGATTAGATAATAATAGTAATTATATTTATGCAACAAAGGGTCTACGTGAATATGAACATGCAAAAATAGTAAAGTTTTCAAGCAATTTAAATGAACTAGACTCATATGAATTTGAGGGGTATGGTTCTCCAAATGTAATTTATAAAAATTATAATATTTATGTGAATGGTAATATTGATAATAAAACTATAGCAAGGTTGGCATCAACAAAAAAATTCTATGTGAAAAGGGAGATGTTTTAATTGATTTTTTTAGGTAATTTAAGTAATACAGATGATATAAATATAAAAAAAGTAGGCTTGATAAACTACATGCCTTCTGATTTGTCTAGTAAGGAATTAGAACAAGGAATACTGGTAGATAATATTATGCAAGAAGAACTTAGAGAAGGATATTACTCTACTTTATATGTAAATGAATTAACAAAAGAAACATACTACAAATATAAATTAATAGCAAAAAGTGGGGAAGAACTTGAAAAAGAAATCTTGATTAATAAAGTAAATTCTACAGAACAAACAATAGCAGATTTAACATTTAAATTAATGTCAAATGGGGTGATATAAATGAATTGGTACAAGATAATAACAGATTTCTATAATAATGGTAATTGGACTAAAGAGCAAGTTAAAACGGCAGTAGAAAAGAATAAGATAACGGCAACAGAATATAAAGAAATTGCAGAAGAGGACTATATAGCATAGTCTTTTTTAATTCAAAAATTAGGAGGTTTTCATGAATGAAGAACTTTTCGAAGCAGATTTAAAAAGACATGAAACAAGAATAAATAAACATGGAGAAGAAATAGACGAATTAAAAATAGCAAATATAGAGTCTAAAGCAGAGTTAAAAGCATTGTGTGAGAATCTAAACTCACTTACAAGTATGCTCAAATGGCTAATTGGTACAATGATTACAACACTTGTAGGGTTCTTTATATTTGCAGTTCAAAGAGGAATATTTTAATTAATTAGGAGGATAAGAGATGGATAATTTAATAAGTTTTATACCAGAGCAGTTGCTAATTTTAGTAGCTGCTCTCTCTATTATAGGTAAGGGCTGTAAGAAGTATAAGCAACTAGATAACAAATATATTCCAGTAGTGTTATTAATACTTGGTATAGGATTTTCTATTTGGATGTTAGGACTAAGTCCTGTTGCAGTCTTACAAGGCGTGATTTGTTGGGGTATATCAATAGGTATAAACCAAACTTACAAACAGTTGAAGGAGGAAAATAAATAATGAAAATATGTATAACAGTAGGACACAGTATTTTAAAAAGTGGAGCATGTACTTCTGCTGATGGAGTAGTTAACGAGTATCAATACAACAAATCTCTTGCACCAGTATTAGCAGATACATTTAGAAAAGAAGGGCATAAGGCAGATGTAATAATATGCCCAGAAAAGCAGTTTAAAACTAAGAATGAAGAAAAGTCTTATAAAATACCTAGAGTTAATAGTGGAGGATATGATTTACTTATAGAGTTACATTTAAATGCAAGTAACGGTCAAGGTAAAGGTTCAGAAGTTCTATATTATAGTAATAAAGGCTTAGAGTATGCAACTAGAATATGTGATAAACTAGGTACAGTATTTAAAAATAGAGGAGCTAAATTAGATAAAAGTTTATATATTTTAAACAGTTCTAAACCCACTGCAATACTAATTGAAAGTTTCTTTTGTGATAACAAGGAGGATTATGAGAAGGCTAAGAAACTTGGATATGAAGGTATGGCTAAGTTAATTGTAGAAGGTGTATTAAATAAGAGTATTGAAAGTAATGAGGTGAAGCAAATGTATAAACACACAATAGTGTACAGTGGTGATGATAGAGTATCAGCAGATATTTTAGGATTATATTATAAGAGAGAAAAAGAAAGTTACTTAGTAACAGATATAAAAGACTATAAACCACATAGAACACAAAATCTATATGTAATCGGTGGAGTAACTTGTAATAAAATGAAGGAAATGAGTAAGACTACAGGAGAAAAATTTACTCAACTATATGGTAATGATGTGTGGTCAACATTGGATAAAGCTATAGAATTTGTAAAAGAAAAATTGTAGAGTTAATGATGAATAGCTAATGATAGACTATATTTGTA